GGGGCTAGTTTCAATGCGGCTGCCGCAACAAAGGCTGCTCAGACTGTACCTGAAGGTGGATTTGTATTTTAATAAAAGGGGGATTAATCCTCCCCTTTTCTTTTAAAGAAAGGATATTATAATTATGGCAGATATTGATATTTTTAGTATCCAACCACATCAGGTAAGTCGTGATCTTCGCGGTTATTCCGTATTTTTTTATGGTGGTTGGAAAACTGGTAAAACCACAATCGCATCAAAATTTCCTAATGCGCTTCTTCTTGCCTTTGAAAAAGGTTACAACGCATTGGCAGGCGTTCGTCCACAGCCAATTAATTCTTGGGCAGAATTTAAGAAAGTTTTACGTCAGTTAAAAGATCCCCGCGCAAAAGAAATGTTTGAAACAATTATTGTTGACACCGCTGATATTGCTTATGATTATTGTACAAAATATATTTGTGATAATGCTCAGAGATCTGATGGCGGTTATGGAGTAGATTCTATCTCGGATATTCCTTTTGGTAAGGGGTACGGGATGGTTGAAAAAGAATTTGATACTGCACTTCGCTTTATTGTTCAGATGGATTATGGCCTTGTAATTATTTCACATGAAACTGATAAAACATTTACAGATGAAGCAGGAAATCAGTATAATAAGATTGTTCCTACTCTTGATAAAAGAGCAAATAATATTTGTGCAAGAATGTGTGACATTGTTGGATATTCTCGTGCAGTAACAGATAAAGATGGAAATCTTAGCACCAAACTTTTTATGCGAGGAACTCCTCGTTATGAAGCTGGTTCAAGATTTAAATACACTCCAGATTTTATTGATTTTTCATATGAAAATCTTGTAAATGCTATTGCAACTGCTATTGATAAACAGGCTGAAGAAGATGGTGCACAGTATTTTACAGATACTCGTAAAAACGCATATGAAGACACGACTAAAGACCTTAATTTTGATGAGCTTATGAAAGGCTGTAATGATTTAATTAAGGCAATGATTGATAATAATTCTGATGAAGTCTTTAAAGAGTTTTATCAACCTCGTATTGTACAAATTACTGACCGTTATCTTGGTAGAGGTCAGAAAATGAGTCAATGTTCGCGAGAACAGGTTGAAGCTCTTTCCTTAATTTATGATGATCTTCTCTTACTTTCCAACGAGACAAAATCAGAATAATTATATTTTAAGAGACTTGTCAAAATTTGATTTTTTGACAAGTCTTATTTTTTTTGTTATAATATAATAAAGGAGGTATGTTTTTTGGCACATTATGTAAAATGTTTATATTGTGGCGAGCAGTTTAATAGAGATACTGAACCAACAAAACAAGTCTCCGCACGTAGATATGCTCATATGAAATGTTGGGAAGAACATCAAGCTAATATGTCTCAAGAGGAAAGGGATATTGAAGCTTTTTATGATTATACAAGAAAACTGTTCGGAGAAGATTATAATTATATTTTAACTAAAAAGCTTGCTGAAAGATATGTAAAAGAAAATAATTATACATATAGTGGTATGTTAAAAACATTAAAATGGTATTATGAAAAAGAAGGCAATTCTTTAGACAAAAGTAATGGAAGTATAGGTATTATTCCCTATATTTATAAGCAAGCATTAAATTATTATTATGCATTATATAAAGCACAATTAATAAATAAAGAAAAAGATATTTCTAATTTTACAGTACCAAAAGAAAGAACAATAAATATTGAATCACCGCGAGTATATGTGCGGCCGCCGCATATGTGGTTAGAAGAAGCGGAGGAATAATTATGAAATTAAAAAAAGGAAAAAGATACGCTTGGTATATCAACAATTATGAAAATAAAATGAAAAATGGTCTTTTTACAGGGAATTTTGATAAAAATAATAACTCTATTTTAATGACAAAAAACGGAGAGGTTTGGTCTATACCTATTAAAGATTTAATAGAGGTAAAAAATAAATGAGTTCAAAATATGTAGATATATCCGCTTGTATGCAAGTAATTGGAGATGTTTTTATTAATCCTTCTCTTTTGGATTTAGAAGATAAGTATAAATTCAATGAACAAGATTTCCCGCAAGAATTTCATAAAATTTTATTTGGCTCTATTTATAATCTTCATCAGCTTGGGGCAAAGCAGATTTCTATTGAAGATATTGAAAAATATTTAGAGCAGCGTCCAAAAAAATATGCAATATATAAAGTAAATAAAGGCTCTGAATATTTAGAAAATATTAAAGAAATGTGCCAGCTTGCGGCTTTTGATTATTATTACAACCGCATGAAGAAAATGACTCTTTTGCGAATGTATAATAAAAATGTTGGCATGGATTTATCATGGTTATATGATCCAGATAATATATTAGATATAAAGAAAAAAGAAGCTCAAGAAACTTGGTTTGATAATACTCCAATCAATGAAATTGCTAATGTTATTAATGATAAAATTGATGAAATTAAAGCTAAATATGTAGATAACTCAGAAGATGGAGTTATTCAGGCGGGTGATGGTGCATTGGCGCTTCTTGAAAGATTAAAAACAAATCCAGAAATTGGTTATCCTCTTTATGGAAGATTGGTTAATGCAGTCCATCGAGGAGCAAGGCTCAAAAAATTCTACTTGCGGTCAGCTGCTACTGGCGTCGGGAAAACGCGTTCTATGATTGCAGATACCTGTTCTATTGCTTGTAATAAAATTTATAATCTTGAAACAAAACAGTGGGAAGATAATGGGACTCGTGAGCCAACTCAATTCATTACAACAGAGCAGGAAGAAGATGAAATTCAAACCATGATGATTGCTTTTTTATCTGGGGTAGATGAAGATCATATCCTTGAGAATACATATGTCGAAGATGAGTGGGAGCGAGTAAGCGAAGCCGCTGCGATTCTTGAAAAAAGTCCTTTATATATTAAAAAGCTTCCAGATTTTTCGCTTCAAGATATTGAAAATACAATTAAATTTGGTATTCGTCAATATGATACTAGATATATATTTATGGATTATATTCATTCTAGTATGAAAATATTAAGTGAGATCAGTTCAAAGGCTGGAGTTAAAGGACTTCGAGAAGATAATATTCTTTTTATGATTAGCGTTAGATTAAAAGATTTATGTAATCAATATGGGGTTTTTATTATGTCAGCAACACAATTAAATGCCTCTTATATCTCGGCCCAAGAATATGATCAGAATTTACTTCGCGGAGCAAAGGCGATAGCAGACAAAATTGATCTAGGTATGATCATGCTTCAAGTTAGTCAAGATGATAGAGAAGCATTGAAAAATATTGTTAATTCTATGGGTATTGAAATGCCTGATATAAAAATTTCTGTTTATAAAAATAGACGGGGAAGATACAAAGATATTCTTCTTTGGTGTAAATCTGATAGAGGAATATGTCGTATTGATCCTATATTCATAACTAATTATAATTATGAATTAATGGATATTGAAGATTTAAAAATTAAAGTTACACCTAAAATAGAAGTAAGCGCATTTTAAGGAGACAGAATATGAATGAAGAATATGATTATTTTGAAATTAGTCCATTTACAGAGGATTTATTAAATGTATTTATTAATCATGGATATGGAAATTTAAAGATGTATGAAACAACTTGTTTTAATACTCATCTTTGTGATGAAACTGCCTGTATGACTATTGCAGATTTTTATGAAAAAGCTCATGGAATAGAATAGTAAAAACGCAAAGGGATAAATAATATCTTTTAAATATAACAAAAAAAATTAAAAAATTAGTGTTATACTGATAAAAAAAGGAGCGCCTTTTAATGAAACATCATACAAAAGAAGAATATTTAAAATTTTTTAAACATATGGAAGAAGAAGATAAAAAAAGTCTCCTTGGTGGCATGGCATGGGATGAAATTAGTTGGTGGTTATATTATGCTATTTATGAAGATCATCTTTTTACTTTAAAAGAATTAAAAGAAAAATTTCCATATTTATTTGAATAATTTTTTAAGGAGGAAAAATAATGATTATTTGTGGTTTCCCTGGAGTTGGGAAATCTACCTTAGCAAAATTTTCTAATTGGGTAGATTTGGAAAGTACCCCATTTGAGAAAGATTGGGTTCGTTATGCAAAAGTAGCAAAACACATGAGTGATAATGGATATAATGTTATGGTGTCTACTCATCCTCAATTATTAGAACAATTTGAACAAATGGAAGTAAGATATACTGTTGTAATACCTCCTTTTACTGATGTTTCTATCTACAAAGATAGATATATCAAAAGAGGAAATAATATTGATTTTACTGCCTTAATTGAAATAAATTGGGACAAATGGATTGGAGATATTATAACAAAATCTTCAGTTAATAAAACTGTTGTAATATTACCAAAAGATGGTTGTTTACAAGCCTATATCGAGAATTATGAAAACATATAAAGAATTAAAATATTTATGGAGTTGGTTAGGTTTTGTGTTATGGTGCGGGAATTGGAGAAAAGCTGAAGAAACTTGTCAAAAAATTGATGTAATTGCAAAACAGCATCCAATTATAAATTTTTTTGCTATGATATTACACTGAGGAGAAAATATGGTAATATTAAATATAGAAATGCCATCATGTTGTCATGACTGTCCTGCTTATGATGATAGATGGGATTATCCGACTTGTTATATAACTAATGAATCTCGTGGTTACAATTTCAAAATATATAAAAAGCGTATGCCAAAATGCTCACTAGAGGAAATAAAAGAAAAAGTGGAGGAAAAATAAAATGGTTTATCATCATTGTCCTATTTGTGGACAACCTATTAATAATCCAAAAGATTCTTATACTTTTAAAGATGGCACAAAAGATAATTGTCATAAACAATGTAGATTGAAAGGGCTTTATGATTATGAACCTTGGGCTTTCTTTCCTCTTATGAAACTTTTTGATATACCATATATTGAAGAAATTTGGTTTAGAAATATGCAACATGAAATAAGAATAGCCATGCATACTCATACTTATACTAGCATATTTGGACGATATTATGCTACAATGAAACTTTTTCATTGGAAACATTTTGGTTTTAAGGATAGTCAGCAAATCAATCAATGGGAACGAGGAGTTCCTTTTACTTATAAATCTGAATCACTTCCTCAAATAAGAAAAATTTTATTAAATGATAATATTCCTAAAGAATATTATGAAATTATAGGATTAAATGAAAATGTATAAATATGATAAAGATACATTAAAAGAAAGTTTAACAATAGAAGAAGTATTTGACCTTGTAAGTGAATTGGGCGGTGAACCAATTATGGGTAATGGATTATTTACCGCTCGCACAATCTGTCATGGGGGGTAGAGTCACAAGCTTTACTACTATTCGAATACACATCTTTTTCATTGTTACACAGGATGCGGCGATGCTTCATTTGACATATATGATTTAGTATTAAGAATTAATAAAACTGCGGGTATTCAAGATTTTTCTTTACCGCGTGCTATAGCATTTGTAGCTCGATATTTTGGATATACAGCAGAAACGTTTAATTTTGAAGATAATCAAGAAGCAAGTGAAGATTGGAAAATTATTAATAACTTTAAAAGAAATAAAGAAAAAAATCAACCACAAATTGTGGAATTAAAAACTTATGATAATAAAGCATTAAGATATTTACCTCATCCACATATTATCCCTTGGGAAAAAGAAAATATTTCTTTTGATGTTATGGAATCAAGAGGAATATGCTATGATCCAATTAATGAAGGGATCGTTATCCCTCATTATGATATAGATGGAAACTTAATTGGTATCAGAGAAAGAACTTTAATTAAAGAGAATGAAATATACGGTAAATATCGTCCTGCAATAATTGGCGGTAAGATGTACAATCATCCGCTTGGTTTTTCACTTTACAATCTTAACAATAGTAAAAAAGCAATATCTCAATTTAAAAAAGTAATAGTATTTGAGGGCGAGAAGTCAACATTATTGTACGCATCTTATTTTGGAGAAGAGTCAGATATTAGTGTAGCATGTTGCGGCAGTAACTTAATTAACTATCAGGTTAAATTACTTTTATCTCTTGGCGTTAAAGAAATTATTATAGCTTTTGATAAACAGTTTCAAGAGATTGGTGATAAAGAATGGCAAAAATGGGTTATTAAATTAAAAACTTTATATAATAAATATGGTAATTATGTAAATATATCTTATTTATTTGATAAAAATAATTTATTACAATATAAATCAAGTCCAATAGATGAAGGTAAAGATAAATTTATACAATTATTTAAAAACAGAATAATTCTTGAATGAAGAAAGAGTTGATTTGACAACTCTTTCTTTTTTTGTTATAATATATATAGAAATATTATAGTTAAAGGAAGAAAAATAATGAAATATCAATTAATTAATCAACCAAATAAAAATTTTTCTACAATTCAACAAATATTGTTTAATAGAGGAATTGCGGAGGAAGATATTTTACATTATATAAATTTATCTGATTAGGATATTAACTCTCCATTAGCTTTAGGAGAATAGAATTTAAAAAATGGATTGCGATTGTTATTTAATACTATATCAAAAAATAAAAACGCTATTATTATTGTGGATTGCGATACTGACGGATATACAGCCGCCGCACTCTTAATTAATTATTTATATAAAATATTCCCAACTTGGGTAGATAATCATTTAAAATGGATTATGCATGATGGAAAACAGCACGGGTTATCTGACTGTATAAATAAAATTTCAAATTATTATTCATTAGTTATGTTACCAGATTCAAGCAGTAATGATTATATTTATCATTAGAATTTATTTCATAAAGGAATTGGAGTTTTAGTATTAGATCACCATCTAGCTGATAAAATTAGTCCATATGCAGTAATTATTAACAATCAATTATCTAATTATCCAAATAAAGAATTATCAGGAGTCGGTGTTGTTTGGCAATTTTGTCGTTATATTGATTCAATATTGGATATTAATTATGCGGATGACTTTCTTGATTTGGTTGCACTTGGTCTCTGTGCAGATATGATGAGTCTTAGATCTTTTGAAACTCGTTATCTTATTACAAAAGGATTTAAAAAAGAAAATATTAAAAATCCATTTATTGACTATATGCTTGATAAAAACTCTTTTCCATTATCAAAAGCCGATTATGCATCGTCAAACTCTTAGACAGCATGTACTTCAATAGGTGCTGCATTTTTTATTGTTCCTTTTGTAAACGCCATTACACGTAGTGGAACAATAGAATAGAAAAATTTATTATTTAATTCAATGCTAAATCATAAAGCTTTTGAAGAAGTTATTTCAAACAAACGAGGACATAAATTAGGATAGAAAGAAAAATTAGTTTTACAAGCAATTAGGACAGTTACGAATGTTAAAAACAGACAAACAAGGGCGGAAGATGCTGGATTGACTATGTTAGAAAATATGATTGAAACCAATCATATGCTTGACCATAAAATTCTTTTATTTCTATTAGAGCCTAGTCAAATTCCCGCTGAAATTCGTGGTTTAATTGCAAATAAATTTATGGCAAAATATCAACGTCCATGCTGTTTATTAACTCGAACTAATAGAAATGGAAAAGAAACTTATGAGGGTTCAATGCGTGGATACACTAAAACTGGTATTAACAGTTTTAAGGAAGTTCTTGAGCAATGTCCATAGGTAGTTTATGTACAAGGTCATTAGAATGCCGCTGGTTTAAGCATTCAAGGAGATTAGATTAATAATTTTCTTTCTCGAATAGATTATCTTCTAAAAGATGTTTCTGTTGAACCTATTTATAGAGTTGATTATGATTTTAAAGAAAGAGATAATAATAACCAAATAATCTTAGATATTGCAGAAATGAATGATTATTGGGGGCAAGATATAGATAGAGCTTATGTAAATATTAATTTTAAAATTACAAGTTCTAATTTTCAAATCATGAAAAGTAATACTTTAAAATTTAATCTTCCAAATGGATTATCTATTATTAAGTTTAGTGGAACTGAATAGGAAATTAATAAATTTACTACAACAGGATATTTAGAAGTAAATGCAATATGTAAATGTAATAAGAATTAGTGGAATGGACAAGTTTATCCACAGCTTATTATGTAGGATTATGAAATTATAGATTCATCAAAGTATTATTTTTAACTGCTCGGGGCGCTGGCACTCGTTCATTAGAAAGAAAAATGCGTTTGGATTTTTTTAATCGTATTTT